GTGCAAGAGCAATGGCTATGCACGTAAGTGAAGGTGGAAATGCATATGATGATTTTGGTAAGCATATTATCGGCCTATCAGAAGAAATGAATAAACTGCGTAAATTTAAGACTTACATGAATCGCTCAAGTGTAATGGCTGAAGGTTTAGCAGGATACATGGATGTTGTAAATGAAAGATTAGCAACAGTTAAAAAGACAGTTGAGTCTTTACAACGCCAAGCATATTATAAAGAAGCATTTGAAAACTTCGAAACAACCGTGCTAGAAGAAGTTCCTGAAGATGTTTCAAACAGTTGGATTGACGAACTTACAATCAAACAGTTCAACGAAGAACTTAAAGGTGTATTTCCTTATGTTTATAACCTTGTTAAAGAAGCAAATAAAACTGAAGAACTAGGTCCAGAAGATGTAGTTAAAGAAGCACACATGGACGCACATTCAGCAGACATGGAAAAACACTTACCAAAAATTTATAAAATGAGAGATGAGCTTGTAGCAACAGGAATGGATCAAGAAGAAGCAATGGATAGAGCAATGAACCATTTTGGTTTTGATCCTGATGATGTTGCCGAGTATCTTGCAAGGAAACAAAAAGGTGAAGATCAAGTTGTTGATCCACAAACTGATTATGCTGAAAAACTAGATGCAATTATTTCTCAATCAAAGCATGAACAAGGACCAGAAGAAAAACAAGTTCTAACAGCAGAAGAACAACAAGCTATATGGGAGAAGTTCAAGCAGTGTGCGGCTGATGCGGCATCAAAAGGTGATAAAGAATTTATGTTTGCAGGTAAAAAATATAAAACTACAATGAACAAACTAAACGCAGAAAAGATTTTAGGCAAACGTACAGACGAACTAACAGCTGAAGATGAACAATTAAAAGAAGCATTACCATTACTTGGATTGTTAGTACCAGCGGCAGGTGCGGCACTTAGAACTGTTGCTCCTAGAGTATTACCAGGAATGATGAAAGGTGCAAAAAACATATTAGGTTGGTCTGCTAAAAACCCAGTTAAAGCAGGAGTCGGAGGAATAGCGGCGGCTAATCCACAAGACACAGCTGATGTAGTAGGTGGAGCAGTTGATGCAGTAAAAGGTGGAGCAGAACTTGTTGGCAAAGCAGGTGATGCAATTGACTCTGCACAAACTGTTATTCAAAATGCTGGTGATAAAGTTGCTGACACAGCAGATGATCTAAAAGATATGGCGGCTGGAGCATTAGATAATATTCCAGATTTGGACAAAGTAGTAGCAATGGGTAAACAGTATGCTTTACCAGCGGCGGTTGTAGTTGCATTATTACTAGGCGGATACAAAGTATATCAAATGATGTTTGGAGATGATAAAGCAAAAGAAAATGACGCAGATGCTACAACAATTGATATCAGTCCAAAAGGAAACGGCGACGAATTGAAGCAAAAGAACGAAATTCCACTAGAAGAGTTCATTAAGAGTTATTATGATTATACAACTAATGGCTTTCCTAAGGGTGAAACAGCGGTCTTGACAGCAGTGCAAAAGCAATATGGTGACGAGATGGTTGATGAAGCTCAAGAAGTAATGGCAGAATTACTGAAAGGGCAAGAAGAAGAAATGGCTAGAATTCAGCAATTAGCAGGATTAAGATAGCCAATTTCAAAAAAAAGTCAAAAAAACACTTGACTTTATAAATAGATTAGTGTATTATGTAACAAGTAATGCACTATTTAGGCAGTACAAAACAGCTATAAGGCAAAAATTAAGGAGGCTTATATTATGGCAACATTAGCAGAGATCAGAGCTAAACTGAAAGAACAAGAAGCAAACACTGGCGGCAATCGTTCGTCAGGCGGTGACAACGCAATTTTCCCATTTTGGAACATGCAAGAAGGACAGAGTTCAACTCTAAGATTCCTTCCAGACGGTGATGATACAAACACTTTCTTTTGGAAAGAACGTTTGATGATCAAACTTCCATTTGCAGGCGTAAAAGGTGAAACTGATTCACGTCCTGTACAAGTACAGATTCCGTGTATGGAAATGTATGGTCAAACATGTGACATTCTAAATGAAGTACGTGGTTGGTTTAAAGATCCAAGTCTTGAAGATATGGGTCGTAAGTATTGGAAGAAACGTTCATATGTATTCCAAGGTTTTGTAACGGAAAATGCACTGAATGAAGATTCAACTCCAGAGAATCCAATTCGTAGATTTATTATTGGGCCACAGATTTTCCAAATTATTAAGCAGGCGCTTATGGATCCTGATATGGAAGAATTGCCAACAGATTATACTGCTGGTGTAGACTTCCGTCTTAATAAAACAAGTAAAGGTGGATATGCAGACTATTCAACATCTAATTGGGCACGTAGAGAGCGTCCACTAAATGATGCTGAAATGAAAGCAATTGAAACTCACGGATTGTTTAACATGAGCGACTTCCTTCCGAAGCAACCTTCCGAAGTTGAAGTAAAAGTCATGAAGGAAATGTTTGAAGCATCAGTCGATGGTGAAGCATATGATATGGATCGTTTTGGCCAATATTTCCGTCCAGCGGGAATGGCGGCAAGAACAGGTGATCCACAAGCAAAGGCAGGAACTCCTGCTCCAGCGGCACCACCAGCGGCTCCAGCAACTCCAACTCCAGAGCCAGAAGTAACTGCTCCAGTAGCAGAAGAGGCTCCGGCGACAGAGGCACCTGCACCGTCAGGTAAAGCTGAAGACATTTTGTCAATGATTAGAGCACGTCAATCATAAAATAAAAAGATGCGTAGGGGAGCAATCCCCTACTAGCTTATAACAAGGAGAAACTATGGCTAAATCATTTGATGTTAGTAAGTTCCGAAAGGACTTAACAAAAAGTATAACAGGCATGAGTAGTGGCTTTAATGATCCTACAGATTGGATTAGCACAGGCTCATATGCACTTAACTATCTTATTAGCGGAGACTTTAACAAAGGTGTACCACTAGGTAAGGTAACAGTGTTTGCAGGTGAATCAGGAGCAGGTAAAAGTTATTTTTGCTCTGGTAACATTGTAAAACACGCACAGGATCAAGGTATCTTTGTAGTTCTTATTGACTCAGAGAATGCACTTGATGAAAGTTGGCTACAAGCATTAGACGTTGACACAAGTGAAGATAAACTTCTTAAACTTAATATGTCAATGATTGATGATGTTGCTAAAACAATTTCAACATTTATGGCAGACTACAAAGCAATGAACGAAGAAGATCGTCCTAAAGTTTTGTTTGTAGTTGACTCATTAGGTATGTTACTTACACCTACTGATATGGATCAGTTCCAAAAAGGTGATATGAAAGGTGACATGGGTCGTAAGCCTAAACAGTTGACAGCACTAGTACGTAACACAGTTAATATGATTGGAAGTTACAATGTAGGACTAGTATGTACTAACCACACATATGCATCGCAGGATATGTTTGATCCAGATGATAAGATTAGTGGTGGACAAGGTTTTATCTATGCATCAAGTATTGTTGTTGCAATGAAAAAACTTAAACTGAAAGAAGACGAAGCTGGCAATAAGATTAGCGAAGTACGTGGTATTAGAGCAGGCTGTAAAGTAATGAAGACACGTTACAGTAAGCCTTTTGAAGGCGTACAAGTTAAGATTCCATACGAAACAGGTATGAATCCTTATAGTGGTCTTATTGAACTGTTTGAAAAGAAAGGCTTGCTAGAAAAGCAAGGCAATAGACTAAAATACGTTGACTTAAAAGGAGAAGAACATCTTGATTATCGTAAGGCATGGATGGAACCTGATAAAATGAATATGATAATGTCAGAATACAATGAGAAAACTGCACCTATGGTAAATACCCAAGATGATGAGCCGGTTGAAGAGGCGTCTGAATTAGTTACAAACGAACAGGAGTAAATGTTATGGATAGCAGTTTAGTTGTGGATATGTGGAACACGTTCAAGGATAGTATTGATAAGAAAACTATCGAGACTGTTGCAGAGACTTATGTAGATACATGTGCTGATTACGGAGCAGATGATCAAACATTTAGAGATGCATTAGGAAGTTGCGATGTTCTAGATCAAGCAATTAATTATTATCTAGATCTTGACGAAGAAGATCCGGATGATGAAGACAATTGGGAAGATTAAATGGGATATTACTCTGAAGTAGCTAGAGACATAAACAAAATACCCGAAGCAATTAAGTTCTTTGAAGATCAATTAATTGAAGCCCGAGGTGAAGTAAAGCTGAAGGGTAACGTTGAACGTGCCGCGGCAGAAATGCCCGGCATCGTTGAACATAGATTTAATCAACTACAAGAAATCGAAGCTATCCTAAATTATCTAAATATTGAACTACGCAGATTGCGTAGTTCCTTTTTCAAAAAATATCTTGAAAATTATCAACGTGCTCTGTCTAGCAGAGATGTTGAGAAGTATGT